CATTTCTCCTTGGCTGAACCATCGCGCATAAAGAGCTTGAGTCTGTGGCCACATCGAGTCCAAAAGGCTTCAACCTCCGCCATTTGCGTGGTCGTGAGCCGGGGGAACAAGGAGTAGATCGAATCATCTCCCTCAAACATGAAGCGGATTGCTCGCATGATGCCCCACCGGTCCTTCTTCGCCTTTGTTGACCCATCGAGAAAACCGCCCGGTTTGTTGCTGTTCGGTTCGTTTCCTGACCCGAACGGATTCTCGTATATGGCCGTCAAACTCAGAATCAAGTTCATGAGGAAATTGAGAACGGAAGTGCCTCTGTGACCGCTCCTACGTATCGCATCTATCTCGAAAATGTCAACGTAGCCTCGTTTGCCGCCGCCTGAACGCAACTTCATCTTCCCGTTCTGGCACGACTTCATGTGAGCGATCAACCAAGCCTCCTGTCCGATGGGGCAGCCGGATTCCAACAAAACTGTGGTGACCTGTTTCAGCACCAAGTTCTCAGTCAGCGACCTGATCAACGCGTTACAACAGGCATCCCATGCACTGCCGTCGCCTTCCATGATCACCTGGCCCAAATGCTGATTAAGATGTTCAATCCCTGCATCCATCGCCTCTCGTTTGCTCCTGTACTTGATATGCGAGCGTGGGAAGGCGTGAAAGAGAATGTCCTCGACAATCGCAATCACGAGTCCTGCCTTTATCTGCGCCTCTCCTCCTTCGTCTATCACCGTTCTTGGTGCTTTCCCAAAGGGCATTGGTTCTGACTTTATATTGGCCTTGAAGGAAAAGTCATGATCCGTCTGGGAAAGGAGCTTTTGCAAGAAGTCCTCGAAGCGTTTCTCACTCCACTTGTTGCTCTTGGTTTTCTCCAACATTCCAAGGCGTTCAGCGGACGCAAGAATCTTCGCTTTCGTGAAATGCTTGTCGATCACCCGTTGAGTGGTGCGGGAGATGTCCCGTTTGTCCTTGTCCGTCAACGTCGGCTCGACCTTCTTTTCGTAGACTCTTGCCTGGAGTGAACTCGCCAAGTTGGCCGTCG